GCGGGTAACCAGAATCAAAACCACCGTCTATTAAATCACCACCATCATCACCGTCTGTAAGTCTCCAATATAGATCTCCTATGAAAGCATAATATTTAATAGTGCCCGAACTACCGTCACTTTTAAAAGACCATTCCATTTTATTATTATTATCTATAACTGTATCATTAAATGCTGAATCTAAATCCTTCAAAAGTTGAACTTGTAAACCCTGTCTTGTTTGTACACCTACATTAGTTTTTATATAAAAATATTTATTTGACTCAATAGTACTTACGCCACTATTTTCATCTATATCTCCATTATTATAAAATATCAAAAACCAACTATATTTTAAACCATTATTCCCGCCCGCTGGAACTCTTGTAATACTTTGTATAAAACCGTTAGCAAAAATGTCTTCATATAAAGTACTGCCATTGTCTAATATTACATCTCTTGTGCCTATAAAATAATCATCAAAAGCATATAATCGTACTTTATTATAATCAGTTGTATATTCCCATTTAGTGATCCAGACTAGATCATCTTTAATTAATACGCCATTCTCCCCTGTCATAGTACCAGTTTGCCACCCACTATTTAATCCCCGAGTGGTATCTCTTCTAAATAAAGGAGAACCTTGACCTTCTAATTGATATGGGTGGCTATTTATTGCATCGGGCCATTCTAAAGGATTTACTGTTCCTACAGGAGGTGTTGGACTATTTGTATTACCATATATTACCCATGCACTTCCATCCCACTCCCATTCTCCACCATTACTTAATGTACCTTCCAGTGTATAATCGATGTCCCCTTCAGATCCTAAATTTGGGCTCCATACAAACGTTGGATTTGATCCTCCTGTAGATTGAGTTATTATCCAAGCACCTGCTCCACCCCAATATGCAGTTGTATCTCCTACTGCTAAATCAGCAAAGGTTAAATTATATGTACTCAGTATCATTACATATCTAGCTGGTGGTCGTGGTTCAATTGCGGTTGCATTTCCACTACTATTAGCCATATAACCCGTTGGAGGATGAGTTGGCATTGTTTCTGTAGGATCTGGACTATTTGGATCAAAATAACCGGTTGGCTTTAACGGAGTTGGATCATCTTCATCTAATATTTCATCAGCGTATCTAAGAGATACCTGCGCTCCTTTACCAGCAACTGTACTTTTTACATTAAGACTCACATTTACAATATCACCGTGTGTAACTCCTTGTCCTTGTAAATTATTCATCTGTTGACTTATACCTAACCAACGATGAGGTATATTACTCGGCCAAATATCTAAGTCAGTAAACATATCATTCTGATCGGGAAACTTCATAGCAGTTCCACCCGTCATGCCTTCTCCTATTACCCACTTAGCATGATAACCGACAGCAGCAGTTCCTCCAGTAGAACCATATGCAAAACTATTAAATCCAGAAGACCAATTTTTTACTGAAATTGCGTCTGCGTGCAAACTAGCATCCCATTCATATTTATTTTTTAAATTTACCGGGTCACCAAAACTATCCGTATCGTATGATTCGCCACTTGGATTTTTAATAAAATTCGTTTCAGTTCTTGCTGCTATCTGTATTTCATTTACTTTAAAAGTGTTTGGTATAGTTACTGTACCATCTACCATTTTTTGTGTAAATAAAAAACCTCCCGTATTAGGAGATATTGTTAAAACATTAGAATCATTTTTATTATTTCCTACAAAATCAATAACAGAATCTATTTTAGTTATATTAATTGATGTTTGTATATCCACAAAATCTAATATATAATCACCATTTATATTTTTTGCTTTTAATCTAACTTCTTTACGAGATGGAGAAATTTCATCTATTTGATATCTTAAATCTTCAATTGCTAATTGTTCATTAGTATTGCCATTGTCTCTAAATTGTTCTTCTGTACCAATATAAACTTTACCGTCATCTGTTATATAGATATTTGATAAGTTATTATAAATATCTCCTTCTAATCCTGTTTTTGTTCTAACTAAAACACTAATATCGTCTCCTGCTAACTTTCTTAAAAAATGATATTTTACTTTAAAAGTACCACTATCAAATCCCAATTCTGTTATATGTTTTCCAGGATAAAATTCTATATTACTATTTGTATTTACAGAAAATTCTGCCAATGAAAGATTTTTAAATTCAATAAGATTATTTTGGCTATCGAGAATTTCAAAATAAACAAAATCTCTATTACCTTGAGTTCCCCATAAACCATCTTCATATGGTTTTTGACCTACTCTTTTAGTAATATGAGCATTCAGTAATTCTATATCTCTCCGTTCAAGCTTACTTGCCATTACAATTCTCTCAGTTTTCTATCTAGAATACTATTAACAACTGTTTCGTTATCTTTTAATTGGTTTACTGTTGTATTATGTATTATTTTCGAAGACGGATCTTCATACAACTTACCTGTATAAGGATCTTCGAAAAGCAAAATGTTACCTTCTCGATCTTTATATAATAGAGATCCATCATCAGCTGAGCCCGAAGCTGCTGCTCTTTCTAATAACAAGGCTTTTCTTTGTAAATATTCTTGTTCATCTCTGTCAATCAACTGTTGATAAAAAGTAGAATTTTTTAATTCCTCTTGAGTATAAGGCATTTTTTATCTCACTACTTTAAAAACAAAATCATCATCAAAATATTGTATCGTTTCCTCTGAAGTATTACTACCACTTACAACTTTAAATTCAAATTTATAATATCTTTCTGACTGCAGCCCATTCATCCAAAAATTAAAATAGTTGCCAGTAGAATCACAACTGATTAAAGAACCTGTTCCATAAGGAACAATAACATCTTCTGTCTGGGTATCCAATATAGAATAGTAAGCTCCATCTTTACCAATATTTGCTTTACTTCCACTCGGTAAATATTTTGCTGTAAGATATTCTGAAGCAGTATTCGAATATGATTTTGTTGGATATCTTTCTCTTCCAACAACTCTAAATTTTGTTTTAGATTTTTCTTTATATTCAGGTCTTAACGCTTTCATATAAAAAACCATATCTTCTAATTGTGTGGAAGAAAGCGCACTAAGTGAACCAGTATTCCATACTGTATCATACCATTCTACTTCTAACTTTGGCGGATAAATTGTATGAGTATTACTAGAGAAAAATTTAAAATTTCCTAATCTATCAGTGCTACCTTCATCAGTACTTGTATCTGTATTCGATAAACTTCCACTTCTTTTTATAATAAATCCTTCATTTTCATATGTTTTATCCATCCATTTAGATACAATTGGAGTAACATCCATTCTCATATCTGTAGTACCATATGCAAAAGATTGTGAACTATAGGAGGATGTATACCAAGTACCGCCGGTCTCAGAACCACTAACCCAATGATTTTTTGCGGTAAGACCGTCTCTATAAGCCCAACTTGCTCCTTCTTGTGTGGCTGGGCTATCACCTAAAAATCCTTGACCAACTACCCAACTTTGACTAACTGGGTAGGCATAAAGTGATTGACTATAGTTTATATTAACCGGATTTGCATCATACATATTTAAATAAAATTTTGCATCTCGTGCAATAGTTCCTCTGTGCATTGATTGAGAAATATAAGCTAAGTCAAATTTCATTAAAATACGAGAAACTCTAACATTTCCTCCTGAAGCATTCATACTTTTATCTATTTGTAATATTTCGTCAAGTCCAGTATTTCTACTAGATGAGGCTTGGTACATAGTTGTGTCTGCGTCTGGAAAAATAAAATAATGCATTAGTTACCTCCTGCTGAATCACCAATAACTCGACCTTCAACGTCTATTGATGGATACTTTAATTCAAATATACTTGGATCTAAAGATGGATAAACAATTCCATCTTTTGTAGCCCCTTTAATATCATAAACATTTCCCGAATAACCACTTGATTCTTGAAATTTATTGGTTACTAAAACAGGATGACCAGCAACATTATCTTCTTCAGGTGGTATAACTGCTGAAACCCCATCTACAAGAGATATCTGATAAGCTAAGTCTGCTAAAATAATTGGTTGTCCTATTTGCCATTTATCTACATTAAAAAAATCTTTAATTTTTTGTATTGCTTGTAAAATAACCTCTTCTTTATTATAACCAACTTTTGTAAGTAAATTAAATTTAATTCCAACATTAATAACAAACGCATCTTTAATATTAACTGCATCAGTTACCATTCTAAATTGAGTTAAATAAGTTTGTATATTTTCTTTTACAGCCTTATTTACAGTAGTCAATTTCTTTCCAGCATCAAATCCCAATGTATATAAATTCAATGCTAATGGATTTATAATTCTAGAATCAGAATTAGCTCCTGATTGACTATCTAACTGTGTATCTTGTACGATATAACATTTAGCAATATTACCATATTTAGGTGGCAATGCATAGACTCTTGTAATATAATCTTCTTTAGTTACAGCTCTCTGTTGAGCTTGAAAATATGCTAAAGCATTATTTTTTACTTCTATAATACTTTCAGCATCCTTTCCACCAGAACCTGGAATAACATTATTTACTGCTACAGATGCCTTTGTTTGGTTTACTAAGCTCGTTGTAAGTCCAGACTCATCTAAGGAAATTTCTATCGAATTAATATTTCTTAAACTGTTTGATCTAACATTATGATTAACTCCACCACCATATCTATATGTAATAGTTAATTGAGTATTTGAAGGTGCTTGTCCATATGCTTTAGTTTTTAAAAAATTTGAAGGATCAAATGCTATGCCCAATTTAGATGGAGAACCAGGAAGAGAAGAACCAACTTCGACTGGATTAGGAATTATTTCCTCATCAGGACTATCTGATGTTCCAGCACCAAATCGTAATTCAGTTTTACCATCTTCTCTAATAAAAGTTGTAAATCTACGAGCAGTTTTAAGTAATTTAAGTAAATATGGAGCTTGATCACTATATGTATATAATTCATCGTCATTTTTTGCTATATTTGTCATATCAGTATATACTGTGTCCTGAGCTAAGAAAGGAACTTCATACCAATTATTTCCATCACTATCTGTTACTTTAGTTATTTCTGTTACATTTTTATTAGCTAATGCAATTCTACTATACTTTTCAGCAGTATTAAAAGTAAAATATTCTGTAGCAATTTCCCCACTAGAAACTTTAACAGATTTTTTTAAAAGATAAGTTACAGGAACATTATCACTACTCTCATAAACAGTTATCTCCATTGGATCATAAGAACTTGAAAAACTAAAATTACAATCTTCTTGTGTAATAAATTTTATACCAGTATCTGAAACTATTTCCATTCCAGATTTTACTGCTAGAGCATAAGTTAAATCTGCTTTAGTAGAATAATCATCACCTTCGCCGGCACCTATAGCCGGTACAGTTTGAAAAACATCTAATCCTGTCGTAGCAGGCGTAGATAATTTTGGTGTATACCCTAAAGACTGAACCATATTATAAACGGTTTTCTTTTCTTCAGCAAATGCTAAAAGACTTTCTTTAAATTGGTTATCTATATAATAAGATAATACATCACCCACATATGCTGCCATTTCAATAAAAATCATACCAGGAGAAGATTCATTAAAATCATTATACTCATTAGGAAAATATACTTTAGCAAATTCAATTAAATTACTTTTAAAGGATGTAAAATCTTTATTTAAATATCTAACTTCTTTTACTGATTGTTTTGGTGCTGTGTATGGCATTATTTATCTCCGATAATTACTTTATTGTACTGCCAAATAAGTATTCTTTTGGTTCTTGACTTTTAAAATCCATAGATAATTTTTCTACTTGAGTGCTATCTATATCTAATGAAAAATGGATAGATACATTAATTGCGTTTCTATTATTTGCAGAAAAATTAGTTTCAATGGATTCTATCCCAACAAAAGGTAGCCATTCACTTACAGATGATCTTATAGTCTCTTCTATTCTATTTTCTAAATCATCTCCTTCTTGTTCAAAAATAACTTTTTCCAAATCTGATCCAAATGTGGGATTTCCTAATCTTTCACCTTTTTTAGTTAATAAAAGATTTTTAATATTATATTTAGTTTGCTCAATAGCTTTCTGCGTTCTACCAAAAAATCCTTGGTTACCGTGTTCCAATGGTAATTTGAGCCCTATATAAACACTTGGATTTAAATCATTTTCAATTACACCCATTATACACTCTTCTTTTTATTTATTGCTTTCATTACATCTCTATAATCTCTTGTTAATGCTCCCATAACTTCTTCTGAAACATTATTTGGATCTACACCAGCCGCTTGAGCAGTATCAATAGCAGCTGCTTTTCTTCTCATTTCATCATCACCGCCTACAGAACTTCCATTGTAACCAATTAACTCAGTCATCCTTTCAGTTGTATAAGGATTACCACTTATTGTCGGATATTCTTCAAACTCTTGAGACTGTGCTGTTTCATTTAAAATTTTATTCAACATCGGATTTTTGGTGTAACTTACTTCTTTTTTAAATTTTTTAGGCTGTAATTTTACAGAAGTATCTTTAACATTCTCTTTAATAAATATCTTCTTTACTTCTTTTTTAACTTCATGCCTAACTATTTCTCTTATTAAAGAAATAATTTTTTTAGTATTTGCCATAACTAACTCCTATTTGTATATAAATATATTAAACTAACATATTCTTACGTTCATCTGCTAAACGCTTTTTCGCTTCTTTTCTATTTTTTTCTTTTTCTAATTTACGATTAGTATTATCTACAAATTTTTCTAAATTATCTAATATTGGCGGCACAACATTAACTGCATCTCTTATATCTTTTATTTCTTTGGTAGCTTTATTAATTATAAATTCCAGCCCATGTGCTATAGCCGCCCCCATTGGATTTGCAGCAGATCCAATTAAAGAAGCTTTTCTACTAGCTGCAGATGCATCTTTACCCGCTTTTAAAGAAGTTAGTATAGATTTAACTCTATCAACTGCATCCCTTACTTTCTGTTTAACTTCTTCTAAAGCATTCATATCTTTTTCAATTTCTGCAAGCTTATCAAGTTGCCCTTCTCCAGATCTCATACCCTTAATAACTTTATTAACTTT